CTCCCGGATTCGACGACCGCCCAGACGGTGCCGGGTTGGTGCGCTTTGACGCGCCCTTGGCCGCATACCTGTGAGGTAAACGTGATGCTAATCTACTGTCCAGCTCGTCCCAGTACTCTGGGTCCGAGGGCTCCCACCCATCGGCGGCGAGCTCTTGGTCGATCACCTTGGCGATACGGCTGTCCGTGTCCCGCCCCTGTGGATCGTACCACTTGTGTTTGTTCATCCAAGACTCTGCGTTCTCGCGCACCGCCTCGGACACTTGATCGGGAACGTTCTGCTTTGGCCGCTTGGCGTTCTCGATCTGCTGCTTCTTGTAGGCCTGCACCTGGGAGAGCCGGTTCTTTGACTCCTGTAGTAGCTCCAGGTACTCCACCTGCGCCGCGGCGTCGTTCGACTGCGCGGCCTGTAACAGCTTCATCTTCGCGTACTCGACGCGAGTTGTCTCGTCGTCGATCGCCTTGTCCACCTGAGCGAACTGGAAAGAGGCCGCGGTGCTCTCCACCGCCGCCAGCCGTCGGGCTAGCTCCTCATTCCTGCGCTCAAGCGAGCTTATCTTGTGCTTAGAAGACGCCTCACGCTGCTTGGCAAGCTCTTTCTTGAGCTTCCTCTCCTCACGACGGGCCTCGCGAATTCTTTCTCGGTCATCGTCGTTCTCTTCATCGTCGCCTTTTGAAGAGTTGTCCGCCGCTTGGCTGGACTCGGAGTCGTCGTCTTCATCGTCGTCGGAATCAACCCCGTCGTCGGACGCCTTCTCGTTCTTCTTCTGATCTTCAAAGGGATCCTTGTCCTCTTCCACGGCGACCAGTACCGTGCCATCCTCTTGCTCCCTAATTGGGAGGTCCTTCTCGTCTTTTTCTGCCATGTTCCACTTTCTACAAAGTTTTAGTCAACGAACGCCTTCATGCGCTGGGCGTGATCAAAGCTACGGATCTTGGAGATGATCTCTCGCGCCTGTATGGTGATGAACACCACGGGCGAGCCCTCATCCTCCGGGTTAACCACGAATCGGTCTCCGCCGTACTTGATCGTGCGTACCAGATCACCCTCCTTGCACCAAGGACCCTCAGGCCACGGCTCAAGTGTGTCAGGGCTCTTGTACGCCAGGGATCCAATCTGCCTAACCTTCGCGACCGTCTCGTTAAACCTGAGTGTCGCCCGGGTCTCGTCTACCAGAATGATCCCGCCCTTGCTCGTTGTCTTCTCGCGTCGTAGCTGCACCAGAACACGGTCGCCCGCGACGTCAATGCCAGGGTCTATGTCCGGGAAGCACTCCGCCTCCGTGCGTAGATCTGGCTCGTCCTTCTTGTTAACATCAAATGCCATTCGGCACTCCTTTCTTAGGCTATTCAGCCTCTTCAGTTTCGGACAGGATCAGGTTGATCTCGTCCAGGGCCCGTTGCAGGCCTTCTTTTTTACCGAGCAGGTTCTTGTACTGCTCGTGGTTGTGGATCCCAACGCCCGTACAGAGCGTGGAGTCCACCAGTCTGACCTCGTCGCCTACGCGACGGATAATTTCGGTTATTAAGTCCCGCATATAACAACATATGCAGGAAAATAGAGATTACGCCCCTAAAATTTTAGTAGAGTGATCCGCTGGTGCCCTTGAGGTTGTTGTAGGGCCCGACCGGCTTGGCGTTGGCTAGCTTGACCTGTGCGGCGCCACGCTTCCAGTTGTTGTCGCGGTGTGACCCGGACGCGCCGGCGTCTAGCCTTTTGTTGTCGGGGCCGCCGCCGCTCGATAGCTTGCCCGTCTCTTGGTACGTCTGACGGAATCCTTGTAGGTTGTTGTCTGCCATTTACTTCTCCCTTTTGGTTGGTCTCTTGGTAATCCCACCGGCCCTCATCTGCTCGATGTTCATCTGTTGTTGCTGGTCCATCATCTTGCTCTGCTGCTGGTTTTGGTTCTGCATGCTAGCCATGCGAGCCTGGTGCTCCATGTCTAGCATCTGGTTTTTCTGGGCCTGCTGGGCGTCTATCGCCTGCTGCGTTGCCTGGGCCTGCTGCATGAATGCCTCCCGCTCCGCCTGTATGCCGTGCTTTCTCATGTCCGCGTCCGCCATGTTGATCGCGTCTATCGCGGACATGTTCTGCTCGTGCGCGAGCTGGGCCTGCATTGAGTCCACCTGCACCCCGGCTTGGAACGTGGCGACGCGCTCTTTTGACGCGTTGTTGATGTTCGCGAGCGCGATCGTGGTTGAGTTCTTCTGGTCGTTGATCTGGTTCTCCGTCTGGAACTTGGTCACAAGCTCCTGAACCTTGCGCTCGAGCTCCGCCACCTTGAGCTGGTAGTCCTGCTGGTGCTTCGCCATCTCCTGCTGGAGCTTTGCCTGCGCCTCCTGCGACTTGCGCTGGGTCTCCGCCATCTGGGTCTTGAGTATGACCTGCGCGGTTGGGTCTTGTGCGGCTAGCTGCTCCATCTTCGCCTGCTGCGCCTGCTGAACCTTTTGCGCGAGCTGCTGGATCGCCGGCTGCGCGGCTTGGAATGTCTCCTGCGCGTCCTGTGAGACCATCTCCGCGGCCAGGGAAAGCGCCTGCTGATCCTCCAGGGTGAGCGGACGCTCCTCGAGGAGCTTCAACTTGTCCTCGCCGCCGGATGCCTCCGCCACGTACGCGCGCATGGACTGCAGGTAGTGTAGCGTTAGGTGCTGCTTGATGTGCTCCAGCGCGTGCGGCGCGAATGCGGGGCCAATGAGTGGGCTGCCACCATAGTTGGGGTCTTGAGCATACGCCAAGTGTACCTTGATGTGCGCTAAGTGATCCTGACCTGGGTAGGCCGCCGCGGGGCGACCCATGGACATTGCAACGTTCTCCAGGGCAGGGTTTGACTCCTTGATTCCCTCTGGATCTGGCAAGATCTCGTTGATGGCCGGTACTTTTAGCTGCTTCAAAACCCTCCGGTGTGCAGCCCGAAGGTCGTACATCTGTGGGGCAGAGTTAGCCATCTGCAACACAGCCTGTGCCTGCGCGAGTCGTTGTGTCTCCGAGAATATGTTCGGGTCGGAGACCGGTCGCACGTCATTGTTGGACGCGAAGTCGCGGATCTCAATCTCCGTCCCCGACTGGTTGTCCATCTCCTCCAGGTACCAGTAGTTGATACGAGAAAGAACTTTAAGTGATTTTGCCTGCGCCCTGTGAAGGCGGGCGTGGATGCTCGAGAATACCTTTGCGCCCTGCTCGATTAGTGCCTGGGTGGTGCCCACTGGCGTGTTAGCGTTTGCGTCGCCAATCTTTTCCTCGGCCGTCGTAACAACGCCCTTCGCGGCGTCGGTAAGCCAACCAAGTAAATTAAACAGTACAGTTGACGGCGGGTTGAACGGCAACGGCATAGCCAACTTGCGGATGTCATCCACGCCGGGGGCACCTTCGATCTCAAGAACCTGTGTGGGTTCTATCTTGTCGCTCTGTCCGGAGATTCTCCCTCCCTTGAGCCGAAGCATTGTCTGGCTGTTGTTAATGTGCGCTGCATCAAGTAGGGCACGTAAAGAGCCAGTGAGAGCAGCGCTAAGCCCACCAATGAGGTGAGGTAGACCGATGGCATAAGCGCCGCGCCAAGGAATAAACTTAAACTCAACCATCCAATCCATCTTCGCGCGACGATCATCGCCAGCCTCCCAGTTTCTGTAGAGCGAGAGGACCTTGTTGGTCGTCTCGTCGATGGACATAATGTAGGGCGCGCGTGCGCCGTCTGTTTCGTCGTCGTCGCTCAGACGCAAAAAGCACGTCACCTCGTACACGCGACGGATTCCGTCGATGTTCTTCGATGGTGCGTCCTTGCCCTCGACCTTGTCGTTGGCCTTGGCCGCGCGGCTCTGCTTCTCCAGCTCCATCTCGTCGACCACGTACACCGCGACGTCGCGGTAGTAGCCCTGCTCGACGCGCTGCTGGTACGTGTCCTCGGTGATGTCCTGGATCTCTGTGATCCGGGGCGACGTGTAAAAGTTAGTGCTTGAGTACGGGAGCAGTATGTTGTCGATCGGGATCCACTCGCACGTCGGACGGCGCTGCTCGGTGTCGTAGCGCCACTTCAGGTACTGCGATCCACCCAGCGGGATCTGTGTGAGCATCTGCTCCATCTCGTCCCGGAACTCTTCGATTTGTTCCGTGAGCTGCCAGTTCATGAACTGGACCTTGCGGTCGGCGGTGTCCGTTTGCTTGCGGTCGGCCTCGCCCTTGATCTCTGACTTTACGATGCCCTCGGGCGGCAACAACTCACGCGCGCTGGAGGCTGCGAAGTCTACGCAGGCCTCGGCCATGACCGGGTGCACAACCTTCGAGGCCCCGTCGAACGTTGCGCCGCCTGGCGCGTCGTGACCCAGGCCTGTACGACGGATTCCCTCCTCGTACTGTTTGTCGCGCTCCTTGCGGGCCTCTTGGTCGATCTTGATGAACTCCAGGTAGTCATGCGCCAGGTTCTCCAAGACGCTGTCGTCCATGTCCTCCGCGAGGTTCGCGTAGAAGTTTGGATCCTTGAGAGGGCCCTCTGTGGGTTTGTAGTTGACGACGACCGAGCCATCCTCCAGCTCGATCAGCTCCTCCTCGGCCTGTCCGGGGTCAAGGTCTAGCACGTCCTCGATGTGCTCGATCTCATCCTCCTGCATCAGCGCTATCTCCTCGTCCTCCCGGGACTTGAGGTCTAGCGCGCCGAGGGTGTTACCCTGCTGGATTGGCAGCTGCGGTTGCTGGGCCATTATTTATAACCTTCCATGACTGATCTGTAACCAGGGGTGGCCTGGTCCTCTGAGTATTCGTACTGCGGACGGTGTCTTGCCTCGCGCTCGTCCATCATGTCCTGCAGTATGCCGATGCCCATCGACGCAGCGCCCGGGATCATACCAACAACCGGGGCCATCGACGCAGCGTCTAGCGCGGTCATCGCCCCGGACATTGCCGCGCCTCGGTAGTCGCCCTTAGCCAGGCGCTTGCCGGTGTCGTGCGCGCTCATCGCGGTCATCCCAGCTCCGACGGGTGGCATCGCGCGCTCGAGTACCTTGGTTCCAAACTTAGCGGCCTTGCTGCCCCCGATCTTGTCCATCGCGCGACCCGCGCCCTTCTTTGCGGCCCTTAGGTAGTCCCTCATGCTCAGACGTGAGGGCTCGCCCCCACGGGTGATCATCTCAGCCTGCATCTCGTACGGGGAGAGCACCATGCCGCCAACGTCAAACTTCTGCGGGCGCAAGGTTGGGATCTCGCCCTGCTGCATCATCAGCTCGTCCTGCATGTATCCGCGGTAGTTCGACGGCTTGTCTTGTATCGCGTACTCGGGGACTCCCTCGGCGCGTGCGCTCTCTCTCCAGTCTCTCATGCCCTTGGCGGTGCGCGGACGTTCGCCAAGAACTTTCAACCCCTTCTCGCCGTACTGGTGACGGAGCGGGTTGTACGCGGAGATGAGCATCTCAAGCTCTTCCTCGGATGGATATCTCTTGTTCTTCTGGAAGAACTCTACCTTGATCTGGTCGATCATCGGGACCTTGCCGCTCGCCAACGCTGCGTTCTCCAAACCAGTCGCGGTTCTC